CGCCTGACTAAACAAGTACTAGAAGGTTGGAAAGAATACTTCAAAGGAATACCAGAACCTGCTATTACAGATGTAGTAGTAGAAGACTCTGATGAATGGAATACCGCTGCTTATGAATATATAGAGGCAAAAGAAAGAGCAGACAAAGCAAACTACCTCCTTACAGGTGCTAAAGAAAGGCTAGTTGAATTAGCTGATGGACAGTCTCGTAGAGGTAACGGAGCTCTTGTTAAGATAAACGACAAGGGAACGGCTAGTGTCCGTAAATGCTAGTCATTGGACAGGGATAGTTCCAGACCCTGAAACCAATATAGGTTTTGTTTATATGATAACATGTTTAACTACAGGTAAGAAGTACATTGGTAGGAAAACATTTTGGAAGATGGCACCACCTAAGAAACGATCTCTAAGGAACCCTATTAGGGATAAAGGTTCTGACAAGTGGCGAGACGACTGCTGGTTAGAATCCGACTGGAAGAAGTACACAGGGTCATCTAAAGGTTTTAATGAACATATATCTGAACAAGGTAAGGATAACTTTGTGTTTTGTATTATGGAGCAATACAAGAGTAGCGCTTCTATACACTACGCTGAAGCTAGACTCCTCATGGATAAGCGAGCATTAGAATCAGATGAATACTATAACAAAAATATAGGTGCAGTTAAATTTGTACCTCCACAAGAAGTTAGGAGAACTTTAATATGAAAACAAAAAGAGATACACTACCAAATGATTATCAAAACTTTATTGCTCTTAGCAGGTATGCAAGATGGTTACCTGAAAAGAACCGTAGAGAAACGTGGAAAGAAACAGTAGCACGTTACTTTGATTTCATGGAAGAACACTTAAAAGAAAATACTGATCATGAGCTAGACTCTGTAACTAGAAAGATACTAGAGGAAGCCGTATTCAATTTAGATGTAATGCCAAGCATGAGAGCACTAATGACAGCAGGTAAAGCCTTAAAGCTTAGTAATATAGCAGGCTATAACTGTGCGTACCTTAGTGTAGACCACCCTAAAGCTTTCGATGAATGTTTATACATTCTAATGAACGGTACAGGCGTAGGTTTCAGTGTAGAAGAAGAACAGGTAAAGAAATTACCTGAGATAGCTTCAGAGATAGTAGACGTAGATGACACGATCGTTGTCCAAGACAGTAAAGAAGGATGGCAATCAGGTTATAGAAAATTAATAAGATATTTATTTGATGGTGAGATACCTAAATGGGATATGTCTAAAGTCAGAAAGAAAGGAGCAAGGCTTAATACCTTTGGTGGTAGAGCTAGTGGTCCAGAACCTTTAGCAGAACTCTTTCAATTTACAGTAGGTATATTCAAAGAAGCAGCAGGTCGTAACTTAAACTCGTACGAGTGTCACAGACTAATGTGTAAGATAGCAGAGGTAGTAGTTGTAGGTGGCGTACGTAGGTCAGCACTTATATCTTTGTCTAACTTAAATGACGAACGCATGAGACATGCTAAGTCAGGACAATGGTGGACAGACACACCTGAGATGGCGTTAAGTAACAACAGCGTATGCTACACAGAGAAGCCAGACATGGGTATTTTTATGAAAGAATGGTTATCACTATACGACTCTAAGTCAGGTGAGCGTGGCATCTTTAATAGAGAAGCAGCTATAGCAACTGTAGCTAAAATAGGTAGACGAGATGTTAACCACGACTTCGGTTGTAACCCGTGTAGTGAAATTATATTAAGAGACGGACAGTTCTGTAATCTTACTGAAGTAGTAGTAAGAGGAAGCGACACGCAAAAAGATATTATGCGTAAGGTAAGACTAGCTTCTATACTAGGAACGTTCCAAGCATCTCTTACTAACCTAAAACGATTAAGAAAGAAGTGGACTGTTAATACTAAAGAAGAAGCACTATTAGGTGTATCTCTTACAGGTATTATGGACAACTCTTTTATGAATGGAAGTAATGATGGTAGAGGATATCATGGTAAGAAAAGCTTACCAGATTTCTTAACAGCTCTGCGTAAAGAGACTGTTAAAGTTAATAAGGACTGGTCAGAGTTACTAGGTATAAGTCAAGCAACTGCTACTACTGCTGTTAAACCTAGCGGTACAGTAAGTCAGTTAGTAGATTCAGCATCAGGCATACACCCTAGACACCATGACCATTATATCCGTAGAGTTAGAGCAGACTCTAAAGACCCTATCGCTCAACTAATGATCGATCAAGGCATACCTTGTGAAGATGATGTGATGAAGCCTGATAGTGTTAAGGTGTTCTCGTTCCCTATGAAGTCACCTGAAGGTGCTGTACTAAGGAATGACAGAACAGCTATAGAGCAGTTAGAACTCTGGTTAACATATCAAAGATATTACTGTGAACATAAGCCAAGTATAACTGTAAGTGTGAAGGAGCACGAATGGATGCAGGTCGGTGCTTGGGTATACGAACACTTTGATGAAGTGTCAGGGGTAAGTTTCTTACCTCATTCCGACCACACTTATCAGCAAGCACCTTACGAGGATTGCACGAAGGAAGAGTACGAGGCACTCAACAAAGCAATGCCAAAGAACTTAGACTGGACGTTGATAAGTCAATATGAGCTGGAAGATACTACAACAGGAAGTAAGACTTTAGCATGTACAGGAAATGTATGTGAAGTAGTGGACCTCACAGAAGAGGAGCTCGCTGTTTAATTATATAGGAGATATATATATGTTAGAAAAAATAAAGAACGGAGCTGACGGTGCAATAGACGTTGGTATTAAGTTAATTAGTTTGTCAATTATATTACAGGTTATTTTCGGACAGAAAGTAGCGTTCTTAACTGGTGATGTAATCGGTTCTATACTCAATATAGTCTGGACATTAGGTAACGCAGGATTAGCAGGCATCATTGCTGCAGGTATTATCTGGAAGTTGCTTGACAAAGATATAACGAGTGAATTATCTAAGTAAGGAGAAGTTATGACTTGGAGAATAGATCCAAAGACACTAAAAGAAAAAGCTAAGGAGAATAAAAGCCTTAGTATATTTGTTATCATTGTTATAGTAGGATTACTAGCGCAATGGGTAGGAGTTTAAATCCTAAAGACAAACAAAAAGAACCCGGTAGTCTTGTTCAAATGGATAAGACTGCCGAACTTTATAGAGAGTTATTAAGAAAAAAGCCAAGACCACTATGGAAAAGTGATTGGCGTAAATAGGAGTATAATATGGTAGAAGAAAAAAGATTAGCAGAAGACTTAAGCCTTATGTTAGAGTCAGCAGTGGCTGTTACTCACTCACAAGATTTAAGTTCAGGAACACATGACGCAGCAGAAGACTGCATACGCTCTTTATTAAAGAGCATGGCAATTCTAGGATACGATAAAGTTACAGATAACAAGGAGCACTAATGAGCACAGCACAATTAACATTAAACATAGCACACCCTGGCGACAAAGGATTACATCAAGAAACTTTGCAATGGGAATTTCAAATACAAGAAGACGGTAACTGGATGCAAAGCTTTATGGACTATGTAAATAAAGAGGAGGAAAAAGATGACACAAAATCTAAGCCCAAAATTGTTACATGATTTAGAACAGTATTATGATCAAATAGCTTTAATGTGGAAAGAAGGAGTACCTTTTGAAGAAGTAATAAACAGATTAAAAATATCTTATGAGCAACTTTATGATATGCATTTAATTATGTTTAATGAACTTCCTACATTTACAGCAACTGACATATTTGGTTACACAAAAAAATATATGTACAACACCTACACAAATCGAACTCAGGAGGTTAAAGATGATGAAGCATTATAATGTATCGGCATATCAAGGAATAAGTGATTTAGAAA